AATTTAAAAAGAGGAAAAATTAATATGAATTTTGAACAATTGATTAGATTATATGAGAATGAGATAGTTTTTCAACATCCGGGAGAGGATGAAGAGAAAACTCGGGATAAAATTTATTCTATGCAACAATTTGAGAAATGGTTTAAAAATCATAAATCTGATTTGATTTGGAATGAACAAGCTCAAGGCTATGATTCTAATAACGATATTGATTTATTTAATTCAGATTTATCTATTATTCCAATTCAATTTAATATAATCAAAGAAAATTTTTCTTGTTCTCTTAATCATCTTACATCTTTAAAAGGATGTCCAAAAATAATTAAAAAAGATTTTGATTGTTCTATTAATAAGCTTATATCATTGGAAGGAAGTCCGAAAGAAGTCGGAGGAAATTTTTTTTGTTTTCATAATAATCTTACATCATTAGAAGGATGTCCGGAAAAAGTCGGAGGACATTTTTTTTGTCATTATAATAAACTTACATCATTAAAAGGTTGTCCGAAAGAAGTCGGAGGACATTTTAATTGTTCTCATAATAAAGTTAAATTTTCAAAAGAAGAAGTCAGATCAAGATGTAATGTCAAAGGAAAAATTATGACATGAATTTTAAGCAATTGATTAGATTATATGAGTCCAAGATAGTTTTTCAGCATCCTGGAGAAGATGAAGAGAAAAATCGAGATAAAATTTATTCTTTTCAACAGTTTGAAAATTGGTTTAAAAAGAATGAATCTAAGCTAATTTGGAATGAACAAGCTAAAGGATATGATTCTAATACTAATATTTATTTACATAATTTAGGTTTATCTATTATTCCAATTCAATTTAATGTAGTTAAAGGATATTTTGATTGTTCTCATAATAAGCTTAAATCGTTGGAAGGAAGTCCAAAAGAAGTTAAAGGGAATTTTGATTGTTCTAAAAATAAACTTATATCTTTAGAAGGATGTCCGGAAGGAATCGAAGGAAATTTTGATTGTTCTATTAATAAGCTTATATCATTGGAAGGATGTCCGGAAGGAATCGAAGGAAATTTTGATTGTTCTATTAATAAGCTTATATCATTAAAAGGAAGTCCGGAAGAAGTCGGAGGAAATTTTTTTTGTTTTTATAATAATCTTACATCATTAGAANGATGTCCGGAAAAAGTCGGAGGACATTTTTTTTGTCATTATAATAAACTTACATCATTAAAAGGTTGTCCGAAAGAAGTCGGAGGACATTTTAATTGTTCTTATAATAAAGTTAAATTTACAGAAGAAGAAGTCAGATCAAGATGTAATGTCAAAGGAAAAATTATGACATGAATTTTAAGCAATTGATTAGATTATATGAGAATGAGATAGTTTTTCAACATCCAGGAACAGATGAAGAAAAAAATCGAGATAAAATTTTAAAATTACAGCAATTTGAAAAATGGTTTAAAAAGAATGAATTTAAGTTAATCTGGAATGAACAAGCTCAAGGCTATGATAGTAATACTAATATTAATATGTTTCATTTAGATTTAAAATTAAATATTATACCTATTCAATTTAATATAATCAGAGGAAATTTTGATTGTTCTTATAATCAATTTAAATCATTAGAAGGAAGTCCAAAAGAAGTTGAAGGATATTTTAATTGTTCTAATAATAAACTTATTTTATTAAAAGGAAGTTTAAAAGAAGTTGAAAAAGATTTTGATTGTTCTTTTAATAATCTTAAATCATTAGAAGGTTGTCCTGAAAAAATTGGAAGAGATTTTTATTGTGAATATAATAATCTTACATCTTTAAAAGGATGTCTAAAGATAATTAAAGGAAATTTTGATTGCTCTCATAATAATCTTAAATCATTGAAAGAATGTCCAAAAGAAATCAAAGGAAATTTTAATTGTATATTTAATAAACTTATATCATTAGAAGGAAGTCCGGAAAAAGTCGGAGGAAATTTTTATTGTTCTAATAATAAGGTTAAATTTACAGAAGAAGAAGTCAGATCAAGATGTAATGTTAGAGGAAAAATTATAACATGAATTTTAAACAATGGATTAGATTATATAAGAATGAAATAGTTTTTTAACGGCTTATAAATATTGGAATTTTAAAAATAAACTGAAAAATATATAAATATAAATAAATATAAAGTTAATTTAAATTATGAAATATTTTGATAAAATAGTAGAATCAATTGAGAATGATGATTTTAAATCAATTGAAAAGGTTGAAAAAGAAATATTAGTTGAAGGAATATTAAGTAATATTACAACTGGAGTAAAGAATGTTGGGGAATGGATTTTGAAATTAGTAGCTACATTTGCTTCTATATTTAAACCTATAGATTCAAAAAGAAAAGAAGAATTAACAAATAGTGCACAACCAGATTATTTAAAAACTATTGTTGAAACATATAATAAAACATATACTAATGCTATTGATTTACCAGCTAGCTGTATTTTAGAAACTAAAGCAAATATATTAAATCAAATTAGTTTTAAAATGACAAAGTTTAAATGGGATAAAATAGATGCAGCAGCTGCAAAAGATGATAATACAATTAAAGAAGTATTAAGAAAACAATTTGAAAATTTTTTATCTGTTAGTGAATATAATCGAATATCAATAGCAGATTTAGTTATATCTAAAATAAATTTAGTAACCACAGATGAATCATCTTCAGCTGAAGGCGATATTATAATTAAATGGTCTGCTAGTACTGCTTCTATTACTGCAGCTGTTAAAGAAGGATATGGTAGTTTAGATTCATTAAATTTAGATGCAAATAATAATGAAGATAAAATAATAATGAATGTTGTTGATATAAAGCAGCAATCGCCATTAATACCAATTCCGATAAAAGTTAAATCTCCAATTGATAATACTATTGTTAATATTGAAGATTTAATACCAGGTTTTTTTACTAAGCAAAGATTAAATAATAAAGATTTTATTGCTTTGGAAATGGAATCAAAATCATTGTTTGCATTATTTTCTCCGACAAAACCAATTTCTGGAGAATATATTACATCTAATATATTGGAAAAGATATACACAGCTTTACTTCAAAAAGTTAATTCTGATATACAATTTAGTACAAATAATAAATTTAGATGTGATGCATTATCTATTGATCCAAAAATTATTAATCAAACAATTGATATTAATAAAAATGCATTTTTTATTCCTTTAGTTCTTTCTAGAAATTAAGTTAATTTTTTATAAATAATAATATAAAACGAGGATTTTAAAATGGCAAATTATATAGCGCATGGGCTTAAAAGTTTTTATAACAAAATTAGAACTGATGGTGTTCGAGTTCAACATCAGTTTGCACTCCAATTTGGCGGAGATACTACTAGTACTCATAATAATTATATACAAGAAATACAAACATATGCTCCTGTTTATGCAGAGGGTGCTAATCTTCCAGGACGCGATATTATTACGCAGGATGCAAATTATTTTGGTTTTCCTTTTAAAATTCCTGTTAATACCAGGTATAAACAGACGTGGGATTGTACAGTTAAATCTGATGTTGGAATGAAGGTTCGTGCTGCATTTGAAAAATGGATGAATATATATGCGGATCTTGCCAAGAATACCGGCGGTTCAAAAGGTATTGTTCCTAAAAATGATTATGTTCTTATACATCTTCTTGATACAAATTTTTTTAATAATTCCGGATCTAATACTCTTGGACTTGTTGAAGGATTTAAATCTGCTAGAACTTATAGGCTTGAAGGAGTATTTCCTTCTGCTATCGGAGATATGGCACAATCTCATGGTAGTAATAATATAGCAACATTTTCTATGACATTTACATTTCAATATTGGTTTGCTGATGTTGGTTCTGAACCTGCTGGTGAAGGTGATCCGCTTAATCTAGCACAAGATTAAGAAAATCTCTTATTAACTTTATAAATAACCTTAAGGGGAATTGATTAACCTTAAGGTTTTTTATATATGGGGACAACAATGGCTAATAATCAATTAGGTGGAGGAAGAGGCGGACCTTCTGTTAGTCCTAAAGAAAATTTTCTTAAGAAGTTTAAAGAGTTTTATAATGGCAGTAATTCTAGACGTGTATTAACTAGTCGATCACAATGGTATTGTAGTCTTACATTTGATCAACCTGGAAATGAAATTGAGACTAAATATAAACATTATTATGATAATTTTGGAATATATGTTTCTGATTTAGCAGTACGAGATATTAAACAAACATCGGCGCCAGGTGCACAGAATGAAATAATAAATGAAATAGGTACATTTCATGGTGTAGGATTTGGAGGAAAAATTCAACCATCAACATTAACCAATCTTGAAATTAAATTTTTTGATACAGATGTTTCTATAGTAGATACTATGATGTATGAATGGGTATTAAATACATCCAAGAATCAACCTGGTATATATCCGCATATCAGAGGAAAATTATATATAGATGTATTTGACAATATGAGTCAAAATATATGTACTACTTATATAATTCATGGAATTTATCCTTATTTAATAGATTTAATAAATTTTAGATATGATGCAGCTGCCAGATTATCAACTAGAACAGTAACATTTAAATTTAATAATATTGAAATCATTACAGAGAACAATTCACCTATTGTAGATAAAAAAAAGATTGAACAGTCTAAAAAAATATTAGAAAATAAAAATAAAGGTGAACAAAAAAAACAAATAAAAAGTAATCTCATATATATTTAATAATAAAGGAGTAATGTATAAATGAAAATGTCAGAAGTTGAAAAGTTATTAATGCAGTCAACAGGAGATTCTCATCTTGAAATAAAAATTCCAAGTACTGGTGAAATAATCAACCTTAAATCAATGACAGTTGGTCATAGAAAATCAATGATTAAATATGCTAGTAATGGTAATGAACAAGAACAAATACTGAATTTTCAGATTGCCAAGTTAGGTCTAATAAAGGCTTTAAGTTTATCTGAATTTAATGAAAATATATTGACTGAAGTAGATTTTATTTATATACTTGCTCATATAAGAATGAATAATATACTTGATGATTTAGTTCTTGATAATATTAAATGTCCTAAATGTAAGACTATATTTAAACATAATGTTAATTTCATAGAGATATGTAAGAAGTGTGAGCAATATAAGTTTATAAAAGAAGAAGTAATTATAAAGGATAAAGCTGGCAATGAATGGAAATTTCAGTTAGCTGATCCTACTATATATGATATTATAACATTGGAAAAATATTTCTTGGCATCATCGGCAAAGTATATAATAAAACAGCTGAGTTGGCCGTTTTTATATATTAAATCTATAAAACTTAATAATAATTTAATCGAAGATTTTGCACAAGAAGATATTTTGAAACGTATAGAGTTTTTTGATTCGCTTCCTGAATCTGTACCAGTATTTGAAAAAAATGGATTAATCAAATTGATATCTGATCGATTTGACATTAATAATATTAAGGAAATATATGGAAAGATACAATGTCCGAAATGTAATCATAACATAGAGGGGGTAATAACCTCTGATAGTTTTTTTACTTTATAAAGGGAGAATATGAAATAAATTTTAATAATTTATTGAATATGCAGATAGTTTTAATGAAACATCTGAACTGTTCTTTGATAGAAATCAACCAGATGATTTCATCCGAGTTTGATTTTTACTATGAAAAAATAATATATGATATTAAATCAAAACAACAAAAAAATAATAATAGGAATAATCTAATAAATGCAGGATATATTAACAGCTGATTCATCTTATAATGGCATGTTTGAAAAAGCAGACTATTCTATTACTATTAAAACTATTGCTGATGGAATTACTGAAATTATAGATTCCCGCAAAGGTTTGCCTAAATTGGCCGACAGTATACAAACACTTACTGATAATATAGCTATATTAACTAATAGAATAAAAAGTGATTCAGACAAAGAAACTCCTAAGATAGATCCTAGTCCTATTGCCCAATTATTTGAAAAATTCGGATATAAGTCTGAATCTAAGTCTGAATCTGAATCTAAACCTGAAGAAAAAGAGAAAGAAGAAGAACCTAAGTTTTTTTTAGAAAAGGTTATATCTAATATTAATCAATCATTTGATAATATTATGGATCAGGCTTTATCTAAACCTGTAAAATTTTTAGAAAAAGTTTCTGAAAAAATTAAAAATAAGACAACGATAAAAGAAACTAATGAAGAATTACCTGTAGAAAAAGAAAAAGATACAGAAAAGCTTACACCTGCAATTGTAAAAGAAATTAATGAAGAATTACCTGTAGAAAAAGATATAGAAAAGCTTACACCTGCAATTGTAAAAGAAACTAATAAAGAATTACCTACAGAAAAAGATACAGAAAAACTTGTACCTGCAATTGTAAAAGAAACTAATGAAGAATTACCCACAGAAAAAGAAAAAGATATAGAAAAGCTTACACCTGCAATTGTAAAAGAAACTAATGAAGAATTACCTGTAGAAAAATCTGTTGTTATATCTAAATTAGGTAAAACTGATTTTCAAAATTTTGATTTACAAAGTTCTATTGGAGAAATACTTGTTAATATTAAAGCTATTAAAGAAAATACTGATCCTGTAGATGAAGAAGAATTGTTAAGAAGAGCTTCTAGAGATAAAGAAGAAAAGCCTATATCTATGGAAAAAGAAGTTATAAAAGAAACTGTTGATAAATCTGATGATAATAGTAGTAAAGAAGGCAGCGCTGCCGGCAGCAGTAATATTTTGACAACTCTTATGTTATTTAAAAATACATTGTCATTATTATCTAAAATTGGACCAGCTCTTGGATCAGCTATTGGCGCAGTAGGATCTTTTTTAACTGGAGGAGCAGGATTATCTGGATTATTGTCAACTAGTATAAGTGAAATAGGAAGTTTAGGAGCTGCAGGCTCCGGAGCTGCAGGCTCCATCTCAGCTGGAGCAATGTTGACATCTGGAGCATTAATTGCAGGTACAGCTGCGGCAGGTGCAGCTACTGGATATGGAATAAACAAACTTGGAAATTATTTAATGCCTGGTACTGAAGAAGGTGCAATACAAGGTAAGACTAGTTTTAATGATTTACTTACTAAATATGTTATTGGAGTTGGTGCGACTGAAGAAGATCAAAAAAAACATCAGGATGAGCAAAATAAAGCTACTGATATGCAATATCAAAAATTAAAACATGATAAATTATTAAAGGAACAGGGTAAATTTTCTACTATTGGTCGGCGTCAGCAATTAATTGCATCTTTGGATATAACTGATACAGCAGAAATTGAACGTTTAACTAATATGTCTGAAGAAGAATTTTTAAAAGAAGTTAAATCTTATCAAAGCGGTATTAAGAGTTGGTTTGGTAAAGGAACTAAAGCTAAAGAAGCATTAGAACAATATGAGAAGAGTGTTAAAAGAGATAAAGAAAAATTTGAAAAAACTCAATTAGAAACTAAAGAAAAGACAGAATCTACAGAAAAAGAAGTTACAGTTGATATATCTAAAAAAGATCAAACAGAAGAACTTACAGATAATCAATTAATACCTGAAGTATCTGAAAGTAAAATAGATAATATTGATGTACCTTTAGTAGAAAAAATAGAAAAGAAAATTCCAGAAATTTCACAGCCTGAAGAGACTATTCAGAAATCTATGGAAATAAATACAGATAAACAAACTGAAATGATCAATCAGCAATCAACAATAATAAATTTATTGCATGAGATTAATGATGGCAATAAAAAGATAGCTAATAAAGATTTGATAGTTAATACGCATGTTATTGATAATTCTTCATATATGTCTTATAATATTCCGATATTTGGAGAATCTCCGACACAATTAACTTAAATAAATAATTATTATGGCAGATGAAACAAAAACTGAAGTTGATTTAAGACGCCTCCAAAACTTTAGAAAAAGCAATGGTCAGGAATGGAAGCTTACTGATTATAATTGGGCAGAATACTATGAAAATAGTACTAAGGTTAATGATCTTAATACTGTTCAAACAATGATTTTAAATGAATTTCAAGTTTCTCCTATGTATGATTATGTAAGGGCTCTGCAAAATTTGGCAAGTATTGCAATAGGAGGAGGTACTGGTGAAGCTTTAGACAAGTTGTCCAAAGGTGGAAAATATAGTATTGCTGGTATCGCCGGATTAATATCTCAAACTGCAACTTCTATAGCAGAACAGCGTTTATTTAATAATTATATTCAAGAACCTAAGAATGCACTTGAATTTCCTATTGAACTTATACATTCATTATTTTCAGCAAAACTTACAAGTAGATATATTATTCCTATGATGGATGTTAAAGATTATTTAGTTGCTGATCCTGGTTCTTGGCAGACACAAAATCCTAATGAATTGATGAAAAATAACAAAGTTAATAGATATGTTAATAATACTAATGTTGATATTCCTTTTTTTCCTACATGGGATGCAAGTGGATTAAAGTCTAGAAAGCTTACAACGANTCTTNATTTGATTAATTCAAGTACAGATAAGTTAATAAGTAATTATAAGTTTATTCATGCTTTAACTGCCGGAGCATTATGGTTTCAAATGGATATTATAAAACGTCCGCCTAATATATATCGGATAGAAATACCAGGAAGATTTATAATGATGTGGGCAACTATGTTTATCAAATGTACTATGTCTGGTAAACTTAGAACAAATTCAGATGCCGCCGGTCGATTAAGTTATTCTAATCCTAATATAAAAGGTTCTGGAAATTATCTTAATCAAAATACATTATTTCCTGATGCATATACAGTTGAAATAACGGTTGAAGATCTTCTTAATACATTCAATAGTTATAATACTTATATGTATTATCAAACTCAAGGACCTAATATTAATATTAGTGAAAATACTGAAAGATTTGTCAAGAAATTCATAGATAAAACAGTTAAAGAAACAAAAGAGATTAGTTCAAAAATTTTAAATAAAGGTGTAGAAACACTTAAAAATATTAATCCACATTAATTCACTATAATGAAACAATTTGATATAAAAGAAACCGGTTTTAACCCAAGTTATTATGACTTGGCAAATATGTTTAATATTTATCCTGATGAAGAAGGTTATAATAGATTTTCTATTAATAGAACTTTGATTATAAATACAAAAGATAAACCTGCGCCTAATTTATTTAATATATATACAGTAAAATATGGAGATAGCTGGACTGTAATATCATTTAATGCTTATGGTACAATAGAATTATGGTGGTTGATATGCAAGTTTAATGATATTAAAAATCCTCTTGTAAGTCCAATAGAAGGAGAAAAACTAATGATTCCTACTATTGATATAGCAAATTCAATAGTTGAACTAATTAGATCTAAGTAAAATGAATACTACATTTAATTCTAGAACATATGATCTTGCTGTTCAATTGGTAAAAGTTAATCCAAATAAAACAGATGAAGAACTTGATGAAAAACTTGATATTCTTCCTATGAATGTCAAATCTATTTCTTTGATTAATGATATTAGTATGTCTTATCCATCGCTTGAATTAAAAATAATTGATCCTACTTTGGATGATCTTATTAAATATTATAATGATGGATATAGTTATATTAAAATTAGAATACAATATAATATAGGTGATGGCAAGAATAAAGATATAAGGCCGTCAGATAATGAAATAGACTTTAATGCTGATTATAATAATACGAAATTGGAACATATTTTTTCTATAGATGATATTAGTTTAGATAATACAGTAAGTATTAATGAAATGTCTTATATAATCAAAGGTGTAAGTATTCTTCAAACAATATTGAATTCATATTGTGAATATAGTACATTTAATCAAAGTAAAACTTATACGACAATTATACGAGATATTCTTAAACAACATAATTATTGTTATAAAAAAGCCAAACAATATCCAGAAACTGATAAAAAAGGAACATATATATCTCCTTCAAATTTTACTGTTCATAATAATATAGATTATCTTCTTCAGCAATGTGCATCTGTAGATCGTGGATTATTTTATTTAATATTTAATATGTTAAAAGCAGAAGGTCAAGTATATAGTATCAATGATATATTCAATGATAATAAAGAAATATTGGCAACCAATAATTTTTATATCCCGTCTAAAGCAGGAGTATTGCAAAATCCAGCTTTGACTACATTTGGTTTAAAAACAGTAAGTTATATTAAAGGTGGAACTCTTTTTAATATTAATAGTCCAATTAAGAATTTTCAATTTAATTATCTTCAACGATCAAGAGTTACCCAAGAATTAAAAAATGAAAAGCTTTTATCCGGACTTCCAAAAATAAAAGAATTTCAAGATAAATTTGAATTGATTCTTAAGAAAAAACCTGATTATCTTAAGATTAAAAAGAATACACAAGAATTTTTAGATTCTTCCATTACTAATAATCAATTATGGTATAAAATGGATAGATTATTTAGATATACAAATGTATCTCAATTTACAATTAATCCAGGATATCTTATACGGGATGTCGGCCAATTATTTACTTTATTTTGTAATGATAAAGTTATAAATACTTATTATGGAGGAGTATGGATGATAGGACGAATCCAGCATGAATTTGTTCCAGATGGTAAATATAGTAATATTATACATGGTATTAGATCATTGTCATATAAGGCCAAAGTAGAGGAAAATGAAATAATATGATTGAAAAAACAAATATTTTTACAGGAATCTACAGAGGAGTAGTTATATCTAATTATGATCCTGAGGTCAAAGGTAGATGTAAAATTTGGGTACCATCTGTATATCCTGAGTCTTTTAAAATGCAGGCTGATAGTCTTCCTTGGGCTGAACCTGTAATGTCTTTGTTTGGTGGAAGTTTTACAAATAGTCGGTTTGGAGATCTTAATACGGAAACTGGAGTAACTACTATTCCTCATAACGGCGCCGAACTATGGTTATTTTTTGAAAATGGAGATCATAATTATCCTAAGTTTTTCGGAGCATGTCAAGGTGGAGATGGATGGCATAGTGAACATAATAATCAACATGTGATCAAAACTGACAATGTAAGAATAAGAATAGATGAAGTTCCTGAACTATCTAGTTCAACCTGTCAGTTTACTACATATAATTCTCAATGTACCGATGATTCAATTGAAGAACATACCAAAGAAGATCAGCCTACAAGAGTTGATATAGAGATACAAATTAAAAGTGGAGCAGCGTTAAATCTTAAGATAAAAGGCGATGTTAATATTTTTATAGAAGGAGATGTATATGAAGACATCAGAGGAAATAAACATGAAACTCTTATTGGAGATTTATTTAGACATCAGATAGGCAACAGTCATATAGTTCAAGAAGGAGATATTCATATTGAACATACAGGTGATATGTTGCATGAACAAGTAGGAGATAGAACATATTTACAGACTGGAGATAGAACATATTTACAGACTGGAAATGAAACAGAGAATCAAATTGGAACTAAGTTTTTATATGAACGTGGAGATAAAATACAAGTTCAAATAGGGAATAATACAGATACACAGGTACAAGGAAATAGAATTTTTACTCAGTTGTTGTCAGAATCAAATCCGATTCCGTTATATAATGAAACTTTGGTTGATGGTAATCTCACTGAATATATTTTTAAAAATGAATCTATAACAGCGTTAAACAATTCATCTAAGATAGTAGGAATATCTTTATCACAAATAGCAGGTATACAAGTTACTAATACTGCTCCTATAATAATAGATCAAGGCGCAGTAATAGATCATAAACAAAGTTAATATGGAAAATATAACAGAAAAAATTCAATTATTTAGCAAAGGTTTTATTAAAAATAATATCACTGATATATCATATGTGATTAGTTTTAGAGATAATTTATATAATGTTATTAATGATTATTGGGATGATGATACTAAATATCAATATCAGTTTTTAACTGAGGAAGATCTTGCAAATGTATATCCTGATGTTGCTGTTGCTGTTCCTTCTGCATTTAATATTAATTCTTATATATTTACTAGTGGAGATATTGAAACTATAACTGGGATAGATTTTGCAGCAGATTATAATTTAACTGGTACTTTAGTTGATACATTGGTAGCTGGGATAAATAACGCAAACGCTTCCCTTATTGCTTCTATTATACCTGCTGTTTCTGCATTTACTGGAAATATTGCAATATCAGATAGAACTGTTTATTCAGAAGGAATAAATAATCTTATCAAAGTTAATATGGATTATCTGGATTCTGTCGATGTTAATACATATTATAGCAATAATTTAGATATTGTACTTCAAGCTAGTAATATTAATGATATTTCTATAAAAGAATCTATTTTATCTAGTATTCTGAATAAAAGTAAAATAAAATCAAAGAGACTTAATATTTGTAATAAAAATAATCTTCTTTATTGTAAACATGCTGATGCAATAATTCAACAGATATGCATTGATAATCTATCAAGTATTCTTACATATCAACAATGTGTTAACTTTGCTAAAGCATTGAATTCTATTATGCCTTCTGATATAACTATCGAAAATAATCATAGTAATAAAGATATTATTACAACAGCTAAAGCATTAATAGATGAAATAGATTTAGTTAAAAAAGCTATTAAATATAAAAATAATCAATAAATAAAACTATGGCAAATATTTACTTAGATTTTTCATTGGCAAGAGAAGACATAACTAAAAACTATGTCTACAAAGATATTACTACTGATTTTCAAATAACTAATAATAACCGTGATTTTAAAGCTAATATAGATATTCAGGCTGTTCAAGGAGGTATTGAAAATATCTTTATGTTTCTTCCTGGAGAAAGAGTTCTTCTTCCTGAATTTGGAAATAGCTTATATAAATATTTATATGAAGGAATCAATAATTTTACAGCTGAAAGAATTGGAAATGAATTAATGAGTATATTTAAACGATGGGAACCTAGAATTAAAGTTCAAAATATAAATATTACTCCAATACCAGCTGAAAATACTTATTATATAGAAGTTCAATATTATATTCCTAGTTTGGGTAAAGATACTGTTCTTAATTTTTCTAAATCATTAAATATTCGGAGATAAAATGACCAGTAAACAGACAGATTATTTGAAATTTTCAGCTAATTCTATGAGTGAATATTTACGCCAAAAACTCTTAGAAGATGGAACATTTACAGATTCAATATTTGCAGATTCTAATCTTTCTGTAATTTTGGAAGTTTTTTCTTATATGTATAGTATGTTGATATTTTATTTGAATAATTCAGCTGCAGAATCTATTTTTACCGATGCGCAGCTTTATGAGAATATGAATCGTATTGTAAAGATGCTTGGATATAATCCTGTAGGTTTTATATCATCAAATGTTGTCTGTACTATGGGAGTCAAAAGTGGAGAATCTTTGGTTTCTGGCACCAAGGTTATTCCAAAATATACAACTTTAAGTACATCTCTTATTGATTCATCTGGAAATACTGTCAAATATTCTTTTGTTGACGATTATAAATTCACTGTTCCGGTAACTGGATCAGGAACTAGCTCCGAGATAAGCTCTATCTTTAAACCTGTTCTTTATAACGGTGAATGGAAGTTCTATGATTCAGTTCCGGTTTCTACTGGAATTCCATTTGAAGTTTTTACTCTTCTTAATCTTAATACTACTGGAAATTCTAGAATATATCTGGCTCATAATCAAATTTATGTCTATGTTGAAGATGCTACCGGTACTTTTACAGAATATAAACCTACTAATAACCTTTATAATTTTGGATCCAATGATAAGTATTTTGAAGTAAGAATCAATGAAAACTATCAATATACTCTTAAATTTGGAGATAATATCAATGGTAAGAGATTAACTGCCGGAGATAAACTTTATATAATTTATTTGCAAAGTAATGGAGTAGATGGTGAAATCGGTGCTAATATTTTAAATAGTGACATTATTCCGACAGTTGCTATAGTTGGTCTTGATGAATCATTTATACGCAGTAATATTCTTAAAATAAATGAAAATCCCCAATATATAACATTTGGAAGTGATAGCAATCCTGAACTTGCTAAACTTACTTTAACTAATAATACTGCCAGTACTTACTGCAAAGATTTTGAAACTACAGACGATATTAGAACAAATGCTCCAAATTGGTTTAGAATAGGTTCAAGACTTATCACTAACCAAGACTTTGAACAATATATCAAAACTACCTGGCCTGCTGAAGTACATGATGTTAAATGTATGAATAATTGGGAATATATGGTAGAATTTCAACAATGGTTAAGATCTTATAATAAACTTAATATAGATATTAGACACTATGATTATCAATATAGTGATTCATGCGATTTTAATAATATCTATATTTTTATGAAATCTAAAACTAATGATAATCTTTCCAACGATTTTAAACGTATAGTTGAAAATAATTATCTTAATCAGCTTAAAGTTATTACATCTGAAATAGTTATGAGTGATCCTTTGTTAGTTACATTTACTCCATGGCTTGGCGGAACTTATGATATATTTAATTGGGATATTAATCATGAAAATAAAATAGTTTTAGTAAGAGATAGAAATACTATGATAACAGTAGAACGTATTAAACAACGAGCTATTCAGATAATTCAAGATTTTTTTAGTATAAAAAATAATAAACTTGGTCAAAATGTAGATATCAATAGTCTTTATAATCAGCTCAGCGCAATTGATGGTGTAAAAGAAGTTAAAACCAGTTATTGTCCATATGGAAGTCCAGCCAATATGACTCAATACTATGATGGTCTTTCATTTGCTAAATGGACACAACATATTATTCTTGGAGAAGATAAAACTAAAATAAGCGGCAATTTTAAATTAAAATCATTTCAATTTCCTATTCTTTTTAATTCAACTACAATATCTAATAAGATATCTGTTGCTGCAGATAGTCTGCAAATTTCAGAAATAGAATATTAACTATGAAATTTAAAATTTATAAATTATTGTAAGATTAAAAAAACCATAATTATTAGAATAATTTTTGGAGTAATAATAAATGTCTGATATGGTAACAAATACAATTAATAGACTAAATCTTTTGACAGAAACCAGATGGTTGGCTATTATTCCTACTAAGAATATAGATAAAGAAACTAATTCAGACAATATATTTTTTAATTTGATTGACTATGAGATAAGCCCTATTGAATTAGGAGCTGTCGATGTTAATTATCTTGGATATAAAGTTGAATTTCCTTCTCCTTTTGTCCGTACTCAGAATAAAACTTTTACCTTTAACTATGTTATGGATTCTAATATGACTCAATATCTGTTTCTTAACAAATGGATCAATAAGACTGTAGTAGAAACTGGATCAGGAAGTAACTCCAATATAACTAATCTTAATGATATTGTTGCTCCTATTCGAGTTCTTATACTGTCAGAGTTTAAGAATGTTATACTTGAAATAATCTATGAAAACGCCTGGCTGCAGCAGCTCGGTGCCGTTAAATTTACTTATCAAGGAAATGCAGATATAATCAAATCCAGCTTTAATGTCAAATATGAACGGATGACATTCAATACAGATGTAACCTCATGGAATTCATAATGAAATTTAAAGATTTATATAGATTATATGAGTCCGAGATAGTTTTTCAG